ATGATACGGATTTTACTGTCTACCAGACTTGGCGAACGACGGTGGACACAGGCTGATCTCTCGCGAAAGACCGGAATCAGAGCTAACACCATCAACGATTTGTACCATGACATTGCTGCCAGAGTAAGTTTAGAACATTTAGACCTGATTTGCGAAGCCCTCGAATGCGACCTATGTGAACTTATGGTTTACATACCTAACAGTGAGCCAGTCGTACTTACGAGAGTAGGGCATGAAAAACGGAAACGTTAAGGGAGAATCCCCCGGCCAACAACGGTCGGGGGATTTTCTGGTTGTAGATATATCCTTTTCATAGAGGCTGCCCTACTCAACCTCAATAACAGTTTGGATACTGCTGATGGATTCCTCCAGACTATCTACTGCGTCAGATAGGTTGTCGCAGGCCGCATCCGCCTTTTCGTACCGCTCAGAACCTTGGAGGTTCTCCGGCATATTGTCGCGGTATTCCTCCTCTTCCTCCATGAGGGATTCAAGTTCTTCCTTGAGAACTTCAAACTGCTCGACCAGATCGGCCAACGCCTTGCGTCTTACCTTGTTCATTCAGCTTCTTCCTCCCTTTCTTCAAAACGTCTTTCTGTTATGCCTCCGTAGGTGTACCCGTTGTCGAAACTCAGGTAAATAGGTGTGTCCTCGCTGAAGTCTCCCAAGAAGCGGATGAGCTCCCCAACGGTCATGGTGTTCTCAATCTGGTCGATGCCGTATCCCTCGCGGAATGTTTCATAAATTAAGCAATTCATATCGTATCTCCTTGTGTTTTATTTGAATGTCGGTTATACTCTTCTTAGGAAGGGGGCGGTGGCTGCCGCCCCCCGACCGATTTAATCTTTTTTGTCGGTGCCCTGCAAGACCTTTGCTGGCTTTATGGTGATTGTTATCCGGTCTGCCAACCCTGGATTATCAGCCATCAGCCGGAGAAGCTCTCGCAGGGCTTCTTCATTTGACTTTACCATTTGCCTCACCTCCTCTCTTTATGTACTAATTATAAACCATTTTGGTTTATCTGTCAACCTCTTTATACTACTTTTTTTATTATTTTTCCCGTTTACAGTTGACTTATATTCCAATATGGTTTATTATTAAAATGAAAGGAGGTGCTACACGTGATAGCATATCGTGACAACGAGCAGGTTATTATTGAGATAAAAAAAATAATGCTGGATAGCAAAGTTAGCCATCGTGAAGTAGCCGAGAGAATAGGGTTATCGCCGCAGGCGTTCAATAAGCTTCTGAACAAGAAAAACTTTGGCTTTGAGGATGCACAGCGCATAGTGAATGCTATGGGATACACCCTCACGTTTGGCTTTGAGCCCAGCGCAATGAATACGCACAACATATCCGTTGAGAATAAAGTGCATTACTTGCCGGATAAAGAATAAGGCCCGGACAGAAGTTGTCCGGGCCTTAGGGAGAATGCCTATGTTTTTTGCTGTGAAGTATGACACAGACCGAAAAAATACTCATAATTATGCTTATACCGACCAAGGACGGTCTGCTGTATTCAGCTTGCCGTTCATATAATCTGCGTAACGCTGCCAAAAATCTGGCGCCACGGTGTATCCCGATAGATAGTCGTATACACTCAACAACTCGTCCAAATTGTTTATGCTAATCTCGCACGTGTGGCCCGTGTTCGTATGATGGTGCTGCATTTTTTTGGGAATAATCGGCAAATGATCCAATGCAATATCGACAATAGCCTCCGTGCCGTATATTCGCAGCCTGGGACGATAATAATGATGTCCGGTGACTTTTTGTTTGCGCGTAGCGAGACCAATACTTCCGTTGAGCTCTATAACTGCCCGCAAAAATCCTGCATGGTCAGTAACGTTATCGAGGCTGATTTGTGATACCCTCGCGCTTTTAATGCAATAACACCCCTTTTTGCCCTGTGTTCGCTTTTGGTAATACACCGTGCAACCGTCAAAAAGGTGTGCAACCTCATCGAGATATCGGCGGTCTATGCAGCGTAATGCAAATCTGCTATCCTGTTGGCAACCCAGCGCGTAAAAAATACCCTGCTGATACCCGGTCATGTGGATCACCGTCATTATACTATGCAGCGCTTTACAGCCCGGAGAAATACTCATCTACCAGCGCGGACAGCGATACACCGCGGGCCGAAGCCTCTCGCCGCGCCCGCTCTACCCCTGCCGCTGACAGGCTGAGTGATACGCATATCCGGCTGTTGTCCTCGACAACCTCGCCAAACTCGGCCTCATAGATGTCTGCGTCGAGGTTTTCCTCGGCCCACAGGCGGGCCGCATCAAATGTCAACGATACTATGCGCTCACCCCCGCATAGCAGGCCGTTATGCCACTCAGCATACTGTGTCCTCGCGCCGCCCTCACCGTGTAAAAAATACTCGCCCGTGCGTTTGCGATAGAGGCTTTCGCAGAAATAGTTAAAATCCGAGCCGAGGTTGCCGTTGTTTTTGCTGCCTATAAGGGTAGCGGTGTCGGTGTTATACACCCTGCCATTAAATATTTTTTCATGTTTTTCATCCTTCCTGCCCTCGTGACCTCCGGGGCGGGGTGTCTTATGGTTATTTGTACCTTACTCAATGTTGTCTATGGCTCAGGTGTAGCCTTGCTCAAAAAAGTCTTTACAAAGTTTTTTATAATTAAGGGTTGCAAAAATGCAATAAAGGCATATAATAATACCAACAGGACCCCCCGCACCTCTCCACAGAAATGTGTGATGTGTCCCAGTGGGGGACATTTTTTATGAGAGGTCATCATGAAAAAAACTCCTGCAACCTGTTATGGTAATATGGTTAAATATACCCCATCCAACTGTTTTATGCTCCCACAGAGAGCCATGTGATATATCCTATTCGCTACAATATCTGCCGCACGAATAAGAGGCGTTTTGCTTGAATCACGGTAAAACAAATCCAACCCCTTAAGTTCTTTGAAGGTAGGTTCAAAAAATCTGTTATATTGTGCATTGTAGGTGCCATTTTTTAATTCGTTTTCTATGGCTTCTCGTAATTCATATCTTCCGTTTGTTGCGGTGGTATGCTCATCATTGTAAATGTGTATAGCATTGACGTCCGATCTTGTTATATATTCCTCTGAAATAAGATATTCAAGTGCCCGTTTAAGGCCTATTTTATAAGCATAATCAAGGTATCTTTGCTTATCTTTTTTGCTTTCAAAGATGCGTGGTAACACCTTTTGCTGGTTTATAAGTACACCAAACCTTACAGTTCCATTTGTAGCGCGATATAATTTACCTTTATCTTTATTAGATATGCGGCAAGCTTTTAGTTCTTTATGTGTAGAATATCGGCACCCACGCATTACTTTCTCAGCCGCAATATATCGTCTGGCATACTCATCCTTCTGGTCTTTGCCAATGAAAATCAGACCACCAAACACAAAAATTTCATTGTGTGCTTTATCAAATACTCCAGATTCATCTGAATACACAAATAAGTCCATAGTCTTTCCCCACTAAAACTAAAAAAACCGCCTCGCGGCGGCCTCGTGACCGGTGCCATTACATGACACTTAAACGCTAATTCGGTTACACGAGTATACAGCGTATCTCTACCTGCAATCTTATTATATGCGATTATTTTCTAACTGTCAACTCAAAATATAACACAAACATTACCAAGAGCAAACAAATTTGTTATTTTGGCATAAGCCTTTAATTTAATCGTGTATGATACCTTTTGTTGATTTCTACCCAAATAAAAAAAAGCCCTCCCGCGGGAATGCCGCGAGAGGGTGAAGGTGAGCACCTTTATTATTTGGGCTTGCGTACCTCGGCAATGGTGTCATGGGCGCCATACGCAGCAAAAGCAACCACAGCGGCGTTCACGGCGCATAGGCAGCCCGTGCTTGCAGTAAGGGAGCCGTTGAAGTAGTTGGCCGCCAGCAGCACCACAAGTGCGATGATGTAGGCGACTATACGGGTGGGAATCTTGTCTATCACGCCTATGCCCTTAATGAGCTGGGTCACAAGCAGCGTAAACATAGTAGCACCCGCATAGGTGGCAAGAACCTCCCAGGAGAAGAACTCCTCGGGAAGCGCACCGGAGGCGGCAAAGGCCACCGAGGCCAAAGACAGGGAGAGGGTCATAACAGCGATGAGGGTGAAAATCTTGATGAGTGTCTTTTTCATGGAATAGTATCCTCCTTTATTTAATTGATTATTTATATATGGTTTTAAGTTTGCTGACCTCATCCATCGGGCGGACAAGATTTTTGCCGCCCAGCTCACGGTAAGTCTCGTGCATTTCCTTGAGGTCGTTGTAGTCGTAGAAGTTCACCTCGCCGGCCGCGATGTATGCCCGGGCGAGGAATTTTATGCGGTCGTGCAATATGACCTGCTGCCCCTTTTCTGTCCGGCCTACTCTTTCGAGCAGCGTTTTCACCTGTTGTGACAGCGCGGCTATATCGCAATCCTGGGCTTTGTCTGCGTCTGCCTTATCAGCCTTGCGGTCTGATTTTTTGGCGGCGCGGTTAAGCATGAACTGGATCACGTTATCGACCAGTTTTACCAGCGCGGCTCCCACGGTGCCGGCCAGCAGCAATTGGAGTATCTGCATTTCAGACTACCTCCTTTGATGCAACGTATTTTGCGCTCATATAGCCCTGCCGGAACGTGCCCGCTGATACATAGGTTATCTCACACCAGCCGTCGATAGGGGGCAGGGCAAGGAGCAGGTCGCCCTTGCGTAGTGTTGCAAGGACATTATGTTTTGTCCCCCGGCCTGAGCGCACATGTACACTGTTCCCGCCGCAAACAGCGAAATAGGGATACGCCTCCGAAGGTACGGAAGCGTAGACAAAGCGTTTGTCCATTATTCCCCTGTGCGTCCAGTTTCGGACTGACAGCCGGGTTACGACGCAACCATAGGATAGGCCCCGTTCCTCTACCACCAGCGGTTCTCCATCGCTGGTAAAGCCGCAGACCCATCCAACGTGCTTCATTATGCCGGCGTTGCTGGCGCGGAAAACAGCCTCCCCTATGACATAGGGACGGCTGAGTTTGGCGATGCGCCCCTTTTCCGAACACCATTTAGTGTAGTTGCCGTGGGCGGATAAGTCCGTCCTGATCCCCAGAACCATTGTGCAGTAGGCGTCAAGTAAGCCCTGACAGTCGGCTACCATCTGCCGATTGGCAGCCCAGTCACGGGTAATGCGGTCGTAATCCTTGCGCCGCCAGCCGTTGAGGCTGTAATAGTTGCACCACCGCTCCTCCAGCACGGAAGATGTAGCCACCTTCCCGGAGGTGCCGAATAGGTATTCCCACGGGTCTGTGCCGCAATCCCCAGCCGGTATAAGCAGCTCTGCGCCGAGGGGTATGCTCCCGGCCTTAGCATGGGTCAGCGCCCACCGTATGAAGTCCCGCACATCATCTGTTGGAGTTGTGGCGGGTATCGCGGCAATGGCGCATAGGGTCGCGCTGTCGGCTTCGCCGGTAGGAGGCAGGCCCTTGTCGCTCTGGAATGCCCTAACTGCCGCAACGGTAGGCACACCATAGAATCCGTCATCATCGCCGCAGCCATAGCCTATGGCCGATAGCCGGAATTGCAGATCGCTTACCTCGCTGCCTTTGGAGGCATAAGCAAGTATTTTTTTCTCCATCATACGCTATCCAATACCTCCCACGTATTTGGGCCTACTATGCCGTCGGCCTTGAGCCGATGCCGGCGCTGGAAGGCCTTTACTGCATATCGGGTGCGGCTGCCGAATTTACCGTCTGCCGTACCGCAGATATGCCCCAGCTCGTTCAACTTACTTTGGAGCTCCTTCACATCATCGCCCACCATGCCCTTGCGGAGCGTGCGGCGTATGTAGGTATCATTACCGTCCTTTTCCTCCTGCGTTGGGGCGGTGAGGGCTATGACGTCACCAACCCGGAACACATCGTCCCACGGGATATAGCATTCGCCCTTTATGCCCCATGAGCTGCCCCAGGAGTTCTGGACACAGGCGTACTCGTGATCTCCAACTATATCCCAGCCGAAGATCCGCATCTCATGGTAGCCTTTTTCGGGAGAGGTGCAGCGGTAAATTCCCCTGCTGTCGGTTCGCCACTGGGATATGGCGAAACAGGCTACGATATATAGGCCGTTATATAGGGCCTGTTTTACGGCCTCTTTGGAGTATACCCGTCCCCAAGTCAAGCCCTTATAGGGCTTGGCGTGGCGCTCAAGCTCCTGCCTATTCTGGCGGTAGTAGGCTATGACGGCTGGCACCTCACGTTCGCCGGGATCATACTTGAGAGGGGCTATGCCGTATTTGCAAAGGCCATTTGCTGCCTCGTTGGGATACATCCCCTCCCGGCTGTGGGAACGGTATCCGCCGTATCCCATATCTACCCCAAATTCCGTTTTGAATATGCTCCACATACACGAGCGCATGGACTGCATGACACAGTTTCCGGCCTCCTGATGGTAATTGGTAGGGATTGATTGCCGGTAGCGGAGGGGGAGAGTAACGGGCTGACGGACGCACACGGCATAGTCGCGGTCGTCGATTACTGAGGGGATCGCGGAACAGATATAATCGCCCATGGGTTTCACCTCCTTGAAATGAAATTAGTTATGCTTCCTGTTCTTGAATACCAGCGCAGCGCAGACAAGCAAAAGTATGCTCGAGCCGAGGGCGGAAGGGCCGCCCGTCTTGGGAAGCTGCTTGACGATGGTAGTAGTGGTCGTGGTGGTACTGGCCTGCGCTACGCTAAATTTGTATGTAGCGGCAGTGGAGCGGTCAAACTGTATGGCGTTGTAAAGCTCCTCGGCGGTGTTTGCATTATCGAAGGAGTGATCCCGTATTTCCACAGTTAGGGATGCGGGCTGGCGGGTTATAACGCCTGACAGGTAATATTCGCCGCTTCGTAGGTCTATTTGGGGTTCGAACATTGTTAATCCGTCCGTCCGGAGCTTTACGGTCAGATTTGAGGTGTCCGTAAACCGGGGGATAGATACGGTCACCCGCACCGTAAAAAGCTCGTTGACGGAGTAGTTTTTAGGACCTATCACGGCTCCCGTCTGGTAGTCGATTGCGGTTATACCAACCGCGATAGGGTTTGCCGCAAAAGCCCCGCTCACAAGGAGCAGAAGGCTTAGGGCGAGGAAAAGTGCAGTCGTCTTTTTCATGTTACTGATTCCTTTCTTAAAATTTTGTTGTATGAAAAAAGGGCCTCGCGGCCCTTTATTCCGTTAATCTGCCTGCTCTTAATGCGAGTGAGCCGGCGCATTTTTTGCATGAAAAAAGGAGCCGCTAAGCTCCTTAAAATCGGATCAGTGGCAGGGCGGTGTCCCCTGCATCTCAGGTACGCTTTCGCGTGTGTCGGGAACCATTTCCGACCTCACTGACTGCGATTGGCTATTCTTGCAAGTTCCAGTTCTATCAGCATTATGTCGATATCTGACAAGTGTCCTATAAAGTCCTGAACATCGTCAGGTTGTAACCTGAGCATCTTATCCAGTCTTACTACCGACTGCTTTTGCAATCCAGCTTTTGCCCAGTTTTTTATGGGATAGCAGTCATATCCCGGCTTTGGAGATTGGCTTGTTACATAAAACGACATTATGTAAGCGGCACCATCATATCCTATGATAACCGGCCTCAGTTTCTTCTTGCCGGGTTCGTCATCATATGCGACAATTGCCCAATATATATCCCACTTCTCATATTTAGGCATTCGTCGGCCGATCTCCCTCTTTCCAGTCCGCAGGAAGTATCAGGGTGCCGTCTTTATCGTGATACCCAACGGTTTGCAGAATATCAGCAGGCTTCACGATTCTTATCGGTTCCTTTTTTTTAAAGCACTCTTTTATGAGAGCTTTGCTTATAATGCCGTTTCGTCCTTCTTTCTGAATTGTTATATCCCACGGTTCGCCCTTCTCATGGCTCAAATTCGTTAGGCCCACGGCGCTGTATTTTTCGTAGGACGCCATCACTGCGGACAGCAATTCTATTTCTTCGGAATCAAAGACCGAAAGAGAAAAGTCGGGAGATACCTCGGTGATCGCCGCACCTTTATATTTCTTATATTTTTGATATATGGCGGGTATCACGGGGCCAAAGTCCCACGCCTCAAAATCTGCTTCAAAAAGCGGCTTGCCAGATGTAGCCAAACACCACGCCTGTGCATAAAACATAAGCTTGTTCAGCCGGAGGTTGCTCATAAAAGATTCTTCTTCGTTCATTCCCATGGCTATAAAGTAATTAGCCACAGCCTCGGTTTTATTCATGCTTGCACCTCCTTATACCCAAATAAACCCCGCAATTCCCTAGGCTCAATTACATTATATTCGGGTGAAACCACCGATGTCAACATCATACATAGTATGTTCACATCATTGTTGGTGCGGATAGGATTGCAACTGTCAGAACAGCCGGACAGCGGCGATAGAGGGGGGATTAGCCCCTCTATGCGTTATATGCGGCCCATTTCGTGCTGTCCGCATGGGGCTTATATACCGCGGACTTGATATGCTGGGAAATACACCTCCAGGCCTTGCCATCATGGGTGACTATGGTATCCTCTGTTATTACCGTGCCGTCCTCAATATCGATCCACGCCGGATAACTGACCTGCGGTATCTCCCAGTAAACGCCTATATTGGCCGTGTCTGCGGGGTCTTTGCCACGGCTGTATCTCAGCGCCACATACCCGCCCTCCACGGTATCGCCGGTAGTGTAATGCGTTTGGGCGTTCCACGGCGCACCGGGCGAGGGGGGACTCACGAGCCCCTCCCGAGCCGCGATGAGTATTTCGGACACTTCGGAACGGGCTTCAGCGAGCTCCGCCTGTGCCGTTGCGATAGCGGCAGTTCCCGCAAATTCCTCGTATTTTACAGTTTCCTTGCCTTCCCACTCGGGGAAGCCCTCTATATGAAAAAAAGCATCGTCTATGACAATGCCATGCGCGTTTGCCTCATCGGTGAGGCAGGGGATGTCATTGGCTTGAGGCCGGCAGAAGTGCAGTTTGTCTACCACCGCCACCACTTCATTTTCTTTAATTATGCGATACACGATTTTATCTCCTCTCTGAATAGATATTTAAAGTATCGGGTCATGTTGAATACCGCCCAGTATGCTCGGCTGCGTATCATACCGCCGCGCCATGACGCCACAGCGTTTTCCACGTCCCGATATGTCATGCGCTGCTCGGATACCCAACGGCGGAATACTCGCAGTTTGCGGCGCATACGTGAGATACCCTTGCGGTTAGGCTTGCGGATTACCGCGCCGCTATCGGTCAGCCTGAAGCGTATCTTCAAAAACTTAAACCCTTTGGTCAGTTTTATAATCTTTGTTTTCCTGTCACTTATGGTTATACCCAACTCAGCACAAAAAGCCTGTATTCGGATAAGGCACTCTTTTAGGTATTCCTTATCCTCGTGTATAAGGTAGCTGTCGTCCATATATCGGCCATAACCCTTTATGCGAAGCTGCTCCTTTATAAAGTGATCCAGCCTGTTAGGTGTAGCGATAGCTATGGTCTGAGAGGGCATAGCTCCCAACCCTACGCCGTGGTCGCCGTAGCAGGTCAGGTGCGCCTTAGCTAAAGCGTTGAGGCGCGGGTCGAATATATTCCGGTCTATCTCCCGGAAAGCCGTGGCGTGGCAAAGGCTGCCAAAGAAATCTTTGAAATCAATTTGCAGGATATATCCACTGGCGCCGTGCTTGCGGTAGTGCCGGTGCAGGTGGGCGTCAAGACGGTTCAGGGAAAAATCCATGCCCTTTCCCTTTTGACTGGCGCTGTTGTCGTATATCCATGTAGGGGACATCTGGGGAACCATGCAGTGGTCGCAAAGACACCGCTGCACCACCCGGTCGCTTATGTGGGAGGCTTGTATCTTTCGGGGCTTGCCCCTTTCGTTGATGTGGAACACGGTAAACCCGCGGTGCTTATACTTACCGCTTAACAGCCGCTTTTTCGTGTTGTGAATATTCAGCATAGCGTTAGCCTTGTACACTTGGGTGCTGGCTTTCCACATAACGCCACGGCAGCATAGCCTATATGCCTCATACAAATTGTCAAAAGTGAACACATCTTCAAAGGCCCGCTGGCGCTCCTGCCTCTTGGCAAGCCGCCGGGCCTTTCGTCTTTGATATCTTACCTCCCGCCTTTCTTCGCTTGTCATCATGTCTCCTTTTAGAAATAACCGCCGTACAGCCGTATTGTAGGGTGCGATTCAGGCTGCGTATGACAACGACAATGAAAATGGTTACGCACCTACCCATCCATGCAAGCAGCGTCCTGTCGGTCATAGCGACGGTTCCATTTATGCCGTTTCCGGCAATGGTCCTGTTCCCCTTATTTAAGGCACTGATTTCGCCAAAGCTACTTTGTCGGGCCAATCATAAATAATCCCAGCGCCACGCCAAGCTCAGTGTTGGCATTATTATTGGTAGCGGCCCCGGCGGCGGACACCGCGCAGAAATTATTGTTGTTACTGGAGTACGGAGAGCGCGACCACCAATCCGGGCTTATGCAGAACAGAACCGAAACTTGATTACTACATAATATATCCTGCCTTTCTGTATCTCTCGATCTCGGCCTTTCTCGTGGCTACGAGAAGAGTTGCCTCCTTTTCTACCATGCCTATCCACACATCCCAGTTCGGGGCTTTTCCCGCTTCAAACTGTACGTATTTCTTGGCAATGTGGATCTTGGAATACAACGCTTGTATATCACATATCGCCTTTGTGAGATAATCCAGCCGCATTTGTGCATCGTGGGAGTTGTTGACAAATATGCTGTTCGCCGACTTTGCATTGGTGTGACATTCGGCTGCTAATTTGTATATCTCCGCCGCGATAAAAAGCCGGGCGTGCTTAGGGAAATTCCCGGTACACCGCTGGTGGGTATATCCTTCCAGATCAAAAGCCCCGTTCAGAAATTCCATTGAGCTTTCACTACGCTTGGATTTCGGCACTGACAT